GTTATCAAAAAAAGGATATACTAATATTGATGTATACCGAATTGTGGATAACTTTAATGTTTTCAAGCCCTCGCGCATCTATTGATGCCGTTAATTCGGTGTTGGTATACATCATGCGCGAGGACTTGAGGACGGAAAGAAAATAACATGAAAAATGCAGACAAAATACCACATTTAGATCAACAGCAAGAAGAAACTGTTATATCAAGTATTATTTTACGCGAGGGTAAAAACTTCGATGAGATATACAAATTAATAAAACCGGAAGATCTTTGGCATCCGAACGTCAAAGAAATTTATGAAAGGATCGTTGATTTAAATAATCACAAACAGCCGATCAATATTATTTCCATTTATGCTAATCACGAATTTAAAAACAGTTCGTTAGAGAACATCACAAATGGTATGGCGATGGCATCCGGAAGAACCGGAACTGTTTTAGCGTGGGCGAAAGAAATTAGAAAGACATCTAAGAAGCGCCAACTGGCCACAAAATTATTCACCTTGCGCGAAGATATCGATAAAAAAGATATCAAGGAAATTGTCAAAACTCTTGAAGATTCAGCAAAAGAAATTGGGGATGGAGATCATGGCGCATTAAAACCAATCACATTTAAAGATTTGATGGAAAAGGATATGGGAGCACTTCCCTTCTCTGTGGAGAAACTCATCCCGGCAGAAGGAATCACGATCATTTCAGGCGCTCCGGCCAGTTTTAAGACATTCGTTTTGCTAGACATGATCTTATGTATTGCGGAAGGGAAGAAGGTATGGGGAGTATTCAATACGTTGCAGTCACCGATATTAATCATGGACGAAGAATCAGGAGAACGCATTTTGCAGAAGCGTTTCATGGCATTGAAAAATGACAGTATCGGCATGAATCTGCCAATTCACATGGCGACATATACCAGCATGACATACGATTCGATTGATGAGATTTTAAAGTTTTGTTTGGATAAAGGAATTAAATTAGTGTGTTTCGATTCATTTGTGCGTTTCTTGGGCAATATTGATGAAAACTCAGCATCAGAAATAAAATCTGTTTTTCAGAGTTTAAAGAAACTTTGCGCGGCCGGCATCGGCGTTGTACTGATCCATCATCATCGCAAATCAAATGGTCTAGCGGTGAAAAATACAGGTGGTGAAGAAATGCGCGGATCAGGTGATATTCTCGCCGCCGCGCACTCGCATATTATTATTGAGAGAAATGATAAAGATAATACGTTAGTAGTGCGCCAAAACAAATTGAGAGAGGAACAGGAAAGAAAACCTTTTGTGCTAGGAATAGAATCAAATGGGGAAAATATAAAGTTTGTTTATCGCGGTGATTATGATGACAATAAAACAGGGGAGCAAAAAGCGTATGATAATATTCCCGAAATTATGGGTAGAAACAAACTAACTACGCGCGAGATATTAGAGGCGATGAAAAAGGGAATGGGAATAGGAGAGAAATTGACGCGCGCGGCGTTGAAACGCTTAGTTGAGGACAATGTATTGATGATGAGTAAAGGCATGGGGCGCAACCCGGATTCATACATGGTTTTAGATGAGAGTATGAATGAAGAAGTGTCCGTTGAGCAATCAGGCCTATTTTAATGGTTCGCAAAAAGAAATTACCGGGTGAAGATACAACTGTTTGGAAGGATAAATGGATGTGTAGATGTAGAATTGTTCATTTTAATAGTGTGAAAAAGCATGATTTTTGCGGAGATATCAGTCCGTTTTTTGGTGGAAAAAAGGAAGAAAAACCATCAATAACATCATTATTTTGAACACATATTACAACATACTTTCATGCGTTCCCAAAGAAACGCAAACGGAAACACAAGCACGCAAACCACTAATTTTTTGTGTGGTTGCGTTTCCCTAGTATAGGGAACGCAACACAACCACACAAACAAATGGTCAGGAAAACTGGGTGGAAATGCAAAAAGTGGAAAGACAAGCAAACTATGGAATAACACAAATATACAATATGTCAAATGAGAAAATTGTATAAAAAAAATAGAAGGATAATAATGATGGTATGAAAGCAAATGGCAAAAAAGCTAAAATAAGAAAAGTTTTAAAAAATATCGGAAAACCTCGGAAGAGTGATGGAAAGCCAATGACTATCACTGAAGCAGGTATAGAAGCTGGTTATTCACCTTCATACGCTAGGTCAGGACATCTCACATCTACAGCAGAATGGTTAAAGCAAATGAATCTCGCACTTCCTGATGATCTATTGCTCAAAGTTCACAAAGAGGGATTGAAATCTAAAACTGTTTTATATGCTACGAATGATGGTGTAATATCAGACACGAAAGAAATCCCTGATCGTACTAATCGCCATCGTTATCTTGAATCAGCTTATAAACTAAAAAAGCGATATGAAGAAACAATTAACCTCAATGGAAAATTTACAGGAATTAGCGATGCAGAAATTGAAGGAAGAATCGCCGGAATCATTTCAGGAATTATCGGATCTATTGCAGGAACAGGAAAGACGAAAGGAAAATAATAAAGCAAAACATTATATTCCTAATGGGAAAGCTGAAGAGTTTATAAAGATGGTCGGCAATGCCGAGCATTTTGTGAATATGTTTATTGCCGGTAACGGCGTAGGAAAATCAGCATCCGGCGCTGTTATTCTCACAAATATTATTTTTGGAAAGCAAAACGATTGGTTTGATTATCCATTGTTCAATAATTGGCCTTATGAGAAGCGCGCGCGTATCATCTCTGATCCGACAACCATCAAAGAAAAAATCATCCCTGAATTGCGTAAATGGTTCCCGGCCAACGAAGCAAAGAATATCCCAGATGCAAACTTTGACGAAAGTAAAGAGGGAAAAAATTATATATGCAAAATAAATACTAATACTGGGTGGACGATTGATATTATGAGTACCGAGCAAGATGCGAAAGAATTTGAATCTGCTGATATTGGTTTAGTGTGGATTGATGAGCCGATGCCAAAAGATAAATTTATGGCGACACTGGCTCGCGGTCGTTTGGGTATGATTTTAATATGGACACTAACGCCATTGTTTTTTGCAGCTTGGATTAAAGACTGGAAAGATGAGAATACATACAATGGCATCGCCGGTTATGTTGAAGCTGAGATGGAAGATAATTGCATTGATCATGGCATCCGCGGAATATTGAAGCATGAAAATATAATGCGTATTGCTAATTCATACCCGGAAGATGAAAAGGAAGCGCGCGTGTTTGGTAAATTCGGGCATCTAATTGGCCGTGTGCATAAGAAATTCAACCGCAGAATCCATGTGATCAAGCCATTTGCAATTAATGTGCGCGATTACACAACCTACAAAGCAATTGATACGCATCCGCGCGTACCTGATCATGTTTTATATTGTAGTGTTGATCGTTCAGGGCATAAATATTTTACCGGGGAAATGTTGAGTGAGGGTGGCGCTGAAATATTTTCAGAGCGTATGAAGGCATATGAAAACTCAATGGGCTTCCGGCTTGAAGATCGCATCATTGATTTGTCAGCGTTCAACAAGAATCATCACAACGATAGCGATGAAGATGAAAGGTCTTTTGGTGATCAATTAGAGCAGTTTGAAAAGTGTCGATACATACGTGGTTCAAAGGATTTGATGTCCGGAATCAAGCGCACGAATGATGCGTTAGATTATGAATTAAAGAATGGCGTGTTTATTAAAGAGCCAGAAATATATATTTTTGATACACTGAAAACTACGATAGTGCAGATGGACAATTATGTTTGGGAGGAGTGGAAAGGATCATCAAAGGATTCAAAGAAACTCAGCGGACATCCACGCGACAAAGATGATCATATGCCGGAGAATATGCATCGCTTGTTGCTACATGATTTGCAGTTTATAAATTATCAGTTGAGCAGTACATATCGAAGTGAAGGCGGTGGAGATTATGAACGAGAAGCGCGTGAAATGGATCCCTATGATTGAGCCTCTTGCATACAGTTTTTATTTTATGGTGTAGCATAATAATTAATTAAAACGAATCATGAAAATCATTCGCCAACACGAATATCAGGGAATCAAAATCTTCATTGTTCAGCATCGAGGATTATTCCAATATTGGTTCTCAAAGAACAATGAGATGTATATGCAATGGGGCATACATAATCCTAAATGGTATAGATGGGTTATTGCATTATTTGGATATCCATTGATTAACGAAAGCGAAATGATAGCGACAGTGGAGGCATATCAAGATCATGCCGTTAGAAGCATTGATCACCTTATTGATCCGGAGGCAACGCATTGTCCACACAATGTAGTAATCACAGGAAAGCACGCATCGAAGTGTGCGATATGTGATAATGAAATTTAACTATGCCACTTGATTATAAAAAAGCTTTAAAAATCGCCGCGTCAAAATATGAAGATGTAGAAAGGGAGATCGTTCGCAACAACGAAATTGTTTTAGATACTGTCAGCGCAAAGGTACAGGCGCAGATTTGCAAACAGGTAAATGACGAATACGAATTAGCGTTCAAGTTCAATGAGGGTAAGCGCCAAATGAATTTGCTTAGATTGAAACTCTATAACAACCAACGTAGATCACCTGAAGCAATTGGTGATCCGCTTATGTTTACAGTCTTTAATACAGTCCATGCATCACTATGGGATGATCATTTGATGCAGACATGGGAAGGTCGCGGTGGTTCCGGTGATGAAGATGTTGAAGAGAATCTAAATGCGATGTCCACATACGATTATGATTTGATGCGTAAAGCGGAATTGGATTATTACTGGAATTGGGATGCTGAATTCTTTGGGCGTGGTTTGATGTTAATGATGGAGTTCGATCGCGAACGTATGGTTCCGGTTCCTGAGTTAATTGATGCATCTACATTTATTCGTGATCCTCTTGCTAAGAGTGTCAATGGTTATGGCCTAAAAGGTGAAGGAGCGATGCGTTTTGGTGGATGGCCGATTGGTGCTTCCTATTGGAATCTAAAGAAAAATCCAGCATATTTTAATATTAGTATGCTTAGAAAAGATAAAGAAGTTGCTAATTCATTATTAGATAAATCACGCGAAGCACGCGCCGAAGCTCAGGGAAATGATATGTTTTTCCCGAAGGAAGAATCACTAGGAAAATTTGATAACTATGAATTCCAATTACTCAACTGGGTAACACACATCAAGGGAAAGAAATATTTTGTTACTCTTGGAAATCGAAACACGCTATTAATTCGTTTAACTGAGATAGATAAATATAATGATCGATGGCCGATAGAAGATCGTACATTATATCCGATGGCGCATGATTGGGATGGCGTATCCATTCCTGATTTAACAGAAGATAAACAACGTGCGCGCGCACTGCTACAAAATCTCGCATTAAAATCTGCAAAGAGCGATGCATTGCCACAATATTTGTTTGATAAGAACAAGATCAAGAATAAGAACGATCTTAATTGGAAACATGACAAGTTCATCGGCGTTGATGGATCGACAGATAATGCCATTTTGCCAGTGCAAAAATCTACGATGCATCAAACAGTGACATTGATCATGGATGCGCTAGATCAAGCCGCGCAACGTGCTACAGCAACACCGGAAATTCAACAGGGCGTACCATCGAGCCAAGCGAAAACACTGGGCGAAATTAATCTTGTATCATCGAAAGTTGATACGCGCTATTCGATGTCCGCAAAACTGTATGGAATATCGGATGCGCGTTTTTGGAATCAATACTATCGCTTGTATAAATTCCATTTCAAAGATGGCATTGATAAGAAAGTTATTCGTATTCAAGGAGCTCTCGCTCCAATTTGGCGTGATCTAACTCGCGAAAATATAATCTCTGAAGAAGATCCAGATGTGCGTATTGAATCAAAGGTTATATCAGAAGCAAAGCGTCAAAGAGAGCAAGAGGCATTTGCTACATTCGCTCCGGCTGTTATTCAAAATCCAGCTAACAATCGCCGTTACATTGAGCGCCGATGGGGTAAATTAAACGGCATGACATCGGAAGAACTTGACATGGCGTTTCCAAAAACAGTGGACGAAATGCAAGCAGAAGATGAAAACATTTTGCTTAATAAAAATAAACTCCCTACAATCAGTGTTAGAGATAATCACATTGAGCACATTGCTATTCATGCAAAAGCTTCAGACACTCCGGCGCGCATGGCTCATATCAAGAAGCATCGCGAAGCAATGGTCGTGAAAAGAAATAACCCAGCATTGTTCCCAGAGATGAACGCGCAAAATCCTATGGCTCAACCCGGGCAACCGCAAGGCGCAAGTGCTCCGGCAACACCAGCTCCATCAACTCCTACTCAATAATTATAATATATGATAGACGTTCGCGATCCCAAAAATATTGAATCTGTAAAATCAATTTTGCGTCAGAATAAGACTGGTGAATTTTGGCAGATTATAGAATTGGCGATCGATGAAATTCTCACTGATATTCAGGAACAACTAGACGGAAAAGATATATTAAAATATTCAGCGCCGGAATATAAAGTGATGAATGAAATATTAAAAGGACGCAAAAGAGATTTGCTTAAATTGAAAGAATTACCAGATACGCTTATATTAGAGTTAGAAAATCCTGATCAGTCAGAACCCGATATGCGAGGGTATGATGATATCAGCGACCTGAACATTCAAAATTAAATAAGAAGAACTTAGCGACAAAAGTTCTTATCCGCCGAGCGCCCCTCCACGCCCGGCGAATAAGAGCCAATGTCGCGACTCTGAATTTAATCCGTCCGGGTAAAGGTTTTGGTCGTCATTTCCTTGATCCCGTGTAACCCAAAAAATATGACAGAAAAAGACAAAACCGGTTTAGGCGATGAAGAACTCGACAAAGAGTTAGCTGCCGAAGCCGAGGGTGCAGACGACACCAAAAAAACAGTCGAAGAGAAAACGGAAGAAACCGATGATGATTCGGAAGAATCAGAAGAAGGCGAAGAATCCGAAGATGATGCTGGAAAATTCGAGGATACTGATAAACCCCAAATACCAGTAAGAAACGCTTCATTCATCATCCAACGCCAAAAACACACAATTGAAAAATTGCGTAATAAGAAAGATACGGAGGAATCTGATGAGGCAGATGATGAAGAACAAGAAGAGGAAGATGTCGAAACTGAAACGCCAAAAACTACTGATGTTGCAAGCGAAGTAAGTCGCCAGCTCAAGCCCATTACGGAGAGAATGGCGCGTGAGGCCGAGGAATCGGATCTGGCTGATTTGTTCAAAGCAGATCCCGAAGCAAAGGGATATGAGAGAGCAATCAGGGCATTTATGAAGCATCCAGCATGGGCTCAAGTTCCGCCAGTAGCTATATACGCTTATCTTTCGAGAGAACACACACTTGCTATGGGAGCGAAAATGAAAAGGGTAGCAGATGTGGAAGCCGCTCAAACGAGAGGTACAGGAAGTCAGCGCCGATCGACTAAGACAAAAAAGTCAACAGGTGATTTCCCAACTGCCGAAGAAATTGATGAGATGTCCGATGAAGAATTGGACGCAATGGCACACAAAGTACAAACCGGACAGTTTAAAAAATAATTTTTATTTCGGGAGTGTCCGCTCCTATAAAATGACGACCACAAATGGCAAATACAACAGTTACACAGGTATCTCACGCCATAAACAATTTCTACGATCGTAGAATGTTGCAAGCGGCTCGCCCTCTATTGGTTCATACCAACTGGGGACAAGTTCGAGATATCCCACAAGGAAATACAAATGTCATAAAGTTTCGCCGTTACTCGTTGCTATCAGCTGCAACAACAGCTCTTTCTGAAGGTGTTACACCTACAGGATCTCAGTTGTCGGTAACAGACGTATATGACACAGTCGCGCAATATGGTGATTACGTAACATTGACTGATTGGTTAGAATTAACCACTCCTGATCCACTCTTGACTGAAACAGCAAGCGTGCTAGGTCAGCAAGCAGGTAATACTATCGATCAATTAACACGCGATGTAATCATCGATGGTACGACAATTCAGTACGCTTCCACAGCCGGAGCTCGTGGCGAAATAACTTCAGCAATGAAGATCACTCGTGATGAGATTCGTGAAGCAGTTCGCACATTGCAAGGCAATGACGCAATGAAGATTACTAGCATGGTGAGCGCGCAAACAGGGTTTAATACAACTCCTATCGGCGCTTGCTTCGTTGGTATCGTTAGCGAAAATACGTTATATGATTTGAAGAAAGTCGATGGCTGGACACCAGTCGAAGAATACGGCGGAGCTAAGATGCAAGGTGAAGTTGGTAAAGTTGATGAAGTTCGCTTTGTCATGACAACTAACGCCAAAGTCTTTTCTTCCGAAGGAGCCGATTCAATCGATGTACACGGAACGCTTATTTTGGCGCAGGATTACTACGCTACAACTCGCATTTCCGGTGCGGCTTTGAAAAATATCGTCAAGCCATTCGGTTCAGCTGGAACAGCTGATCCGTTGGATCAAAGATCAACTTCTGGTTGGAAAGCGACATTCGTTGCAATCCGCTTGAACGAGAACTTTGCTGTTCGCATCGAACACGCGGTATCTGCATAAACGTAAACTCTGGGCTGTTGGAACTTATTAACTAAATAAAATATTATGGTAAAAAATAAAAGTAATGAGGCAGTGGAACCAAGATTAACATCGAGTGCTTACACTGAAACTCCAACAGCCCAAGAAGAAGTGGATTATCTTCGTCAGTATCAGGTAAGAAAGCAAACAAAGGCAGGATCACCAGAATCTGATCCAGTGCCGGGAAGCAAAGCTTTCGAGATGAAAAAAAGATTACTGAAACAGGAACGCATAAGGATATTAATTCCGCGTCCATCTGGTGAAGATAAGTCAATAATGAGTTCAGTTACTCTAAACGGATATCGCCTCGATCTTCCAAAAAACACATACATTGATCTGCCAATACAGATCGCAGATGTAATTGTGAAATCGCAGAAGCAAACTCAAGAAGCAATAATGCGTTCAAGAATCGATGGTGATAAAAGTAAAGAGAACGCTCTAAGGTAATTATTAATTTACAAAGCAATGACAGACACATTAGTATCCAAGTCTCCGTTGAATACAAACAGACTTCATGTCGGTTCGTATCTAACAACGACAACTGCTGCTGCCAAGAAAATCACAACAGGTTTTCGTCCTCGCTACGTCAAGGTTTGGAACGAAACCTCTGGCGATGTGCTTGAATGGAACGAAACAATGGCAGACGCAGAAGGATTCAAGAGATTAACAGCCGGAACATCCGCGATGGTTGTAACTCTTGGAATCACTCCAGCAGCCGATGGGTTCACAATTGGGCTCGATACAGACATCAACGTTATTAACGAACAGATGTCGTATATCGCAATCGGGTAATCGCCAAAATCGCTTAATCGAACCCCCTCGTAGTGCAGGCGAACACTTCCAAACGAGGGTTAAGAAAATAAAACAATGAGCTTTGAAGAAAAAATAGCAGATAAAGTATTACACGCGGTAAAAAATCAAAATGATTTACTCGCGTGGCGCGTAGCAAAGAAAGT